ATGCGGTAACACCCTTGGCTACTCCTCAACTAGAGCAGTCATCCTTTGCGATGCTTGAGTACCTTGATAAACTCCGCGAGTCCAGAAGTGGTGTAAACAAATACTCGCAGGGATTGAATGATAATGCTTTAACGTCTCATACGACAGCTACAGCGGTTTCTGCAACAATGACTGCAGCGCAATCAAGAGTTGAGTTGATAGCTAGATGTTTTGCTGAGACAGGCGTTAAAGAGCTAATGAGAAACATCTATGAGTTAGTTCTGAAGAACCAAGACCACGAGCGGGTTATCATGTTGAGAAATCAATGGATTCCTGTACGTCCTGATATGTGGAAGGATAAGTATGACTGCACAGTATCTGTTGGTATTGGTAGTGGCAATAAAGATCAACAGCTTATGCACCTAACTACGATGTTGAGCTTTGCCGGTGATGCTATGCGTGGTGGATTGAAGATCGTTAACGAAAAGAATATGTACAACATGGGTGCAGCTCTTATAAAGAACATGGGCTTCCAGAATGTTGATGACTTCTTAACTGATCCAGATAGTGTTCCTCCGCAGCCTAACCCACAGGAAGCGTTAGAGCAGCAGGAGATGCAGCTTAAACAAAAAGAACTTGAAATAAAAGCGGCTGACGTTCAGATAAAGCAAATGAGATTGCAGAAGGACGCAGCAGCAGATGACATTGATGCAAGATTGAAGATGGCAGAACTAGCGCTTGAAGCAGAACAGAAAAGACCTGTTGCTATAGGGTAGTCATGCCATTTAAAAGTAAGAAGCAAAAAACATATATGGCCATCAATCTTCCTAAGATACATAAGAAATGGTCAAAGAAGTATGGAAAGAAAATTAAATCTAAAGGGAAATCAAAAAAAGCTTAATGTCAAAAATTGAAGAAGAGCGTGCTAATAGACTTCTTAATGATCCAATATTTAAAGAAACATTAGACACGCTAGAACAAGAACTAAAAACAACTTGGTACCATTCTGGTATTAGGGAAACTGAAGCTAGAGAACATTGCTGGCTCTCTCTGAGACTCCTTGAAAGGATTCGCACACATATCACCTCGATTGTAGAGACAGGTGAGATTGCGCGAAAACTCAAGGAATATCATATATAGGAGATTTGAAGATGGCGGACACGCGAACTGCCCCGCAAGCAGAAGTAACCTCAACCGCTTTAGCGGGTAGTGTAGAGGAAGCAGGAGAAGCATTTCTAAAGATGATCAATCCTCCACCGGAGGACACTGAAGAATCCGAAGAAACGCAAGCATCAGAGGAAGTATCCGAAGATGAACCGGAACCTTCTGAAAGCAGAGTCATTGATGGATCTGAAGAAGAGACTGAAGACGATGCTGAAGAAGAAAATGATTCTGAAGAATCGCTTGAAGAAGAAGAAGCTGAAGATGAGTCGGAAACCGAAACTGTCTATACTGTCAAAGTTGATGGTAAGGATGTTGAGGTCACTGAAGACGAACTCTTAAAGGGTTACTCTCGACAAGCAGATTATACAAAGAAAACTCAAGAGTTAGCTGAATATCGTAGACAGATGGATGGCGCGATGCAACAAGCGCAGCAGGAAATCCAACAGACTCAGCAAGCTAGAGCGCAGTATGTAGATGCCGTTGAAGCGGCTATCTCTTCAAACTATGCACATCTGCAGCAATTCCAGAATGTTGATTGGGAACGCTTAAAGACTGAAGATCGAGAAGAATATTTGACCAAGCGCGATGACTATAGACAAGCGCAAGAGCAAATAGCAGAACTTCAGAACCAACATAAGGTTGCTACTGAACAACAGCAATCTGAAATGGCAGAACAGCATAAACGGATGTGGATGGAGGAACATCAGAAGATGTCTCAGATCCTGCCGGAGTGGAGAGATGAAGAAAAGCGTATGGCAATCTCCAGAGCTATCGGAGAATATGCCGCTGGACAAGGGTATACTAAAGAAGAATTAGATACCTTAGTGGATCACCGTTCTATTCTTATGCTAATGAAAGCCAAGGCTTATGATGATGTTCGAGGAAAGCAACAAACAGTTCGCTCCAAGAAAGTCAGAAATAAACCAAAGGTTGTTCGATCAAAAGCAAAGCAAGATAAGGCTCCCTCCAGAGTTCGCAAGCGTACTGCTAAATTGGGGCGTCTCAGAGAAACAGGCCATGTCGATGATGCGGCTGATTTAATCTTTGATATGCTAGAATAATTATTTTTAGGAGATATTAAAATGGCAATCGTTACAAATACCGCTACCACTTATACTGGTGCGACTATTCGAGAAGACTTGTCTGACGTAATTTATAATATCGCTCCGATGGATACTCCCTTTCTTTCTGGCTGTGGTAAAGGTAAAGCTGAAGCAACTTTGTTTGAGTGGCAAATCGACACGATTGCTGCTGGCTCTGCTAACCGTCAGTTAGAAGGAGATGATAGTCCTGCTGTTAGCGTTGCTACATCAGCTCAACAGCCAACGAAGCTTACTAATTACACTCAGATAAGCCGTGCTGTCAATATGACATCAGGCACGGATGAAGTTGTTAACTATGCTGGTAGAGGCAAAGCTCAGGCATATCAACTAGCTAAAGCGGGAAAAAGAATGAAGCGTGATATGGAATTCATGCTCACTCAAAATATCGTGAAAGCAGTTGGTAGCACTACTGGAGCTAGACAAACGGCTGGTTTGCCGTCTTGGCTAAGCACTGGTTTTGTTGATGGTGGTTCTGGAACTTCAGCGACTGCTGGTTCTCTAGGCACAACGGCATTGGTGAATGCCGGTGCTTTAGTCGCTGCTAGTGAAGCTAATATCAAAGCCGTCATTAAGGCATGCTTTGATGCTGGTGGACAACCGGACATGATACTTGTTCCTTCTGTTGTTAAACAGACAATCTCAGGGTTGTCTTCTGGCGCTGGTCCTGGTGTTCCGATGCGGAATCAAGTTGGTAGCTCTGGTCAGTCAACGGCTGTTGCTGCTGTCGATGTCTATGTTTCAGATTTTGGTACTTTTAAAATTGTACCTGATCGAAACCTATCTACTGACAGTGTGGGTTCTGTTGCTGGAAACGCTTTCTTTCTAGACATGGATTTCTGGGCTATTAACTGGCTCCGTCCGTGGCATACGGAAACGATGGCGAAAACAGGCGACTCCATCAAGCAGATGTTAATTGCTGAATACGGTCTTGTTTCTCGTAATGAGAAGTCAAGTGGTGTTCTTGCGTCTGTAAAATAATAAGTACGGGGGTGGGGAAACTCACCCCCAACTTATCTAGGAAAAAATATGGATAACTTTGATAAAGATTTAGAATCTGCTGCGAACAAGATCATTAAGAAGAATATAATTGCAAAAGATAAACCAGAAGCAAAGCAACCAGAAGAACCAAAGGATGCTATGGGGTGGTTAAAGAAAGCTTATATTGATCATGATCCTGCAGATGGCGCACCTAAAGTTGGAGATATAGGCTATGTCTAAATATCTTCTTGAAGATAATCAAGAATCTAGGACAGAGTTGTGGTTTGATGATTTTGATGACAGCTTTAAGATTGCAGAAATACAAGATGCGTCACAGATTTTAGAAGATGCTAAACGTAAGTTTAATGATTTTGGTGATAAGTTAACACCGGGAAAGATGGGCGAGTGGCATCATACCCATAGTATCCCGAAAGTACTTTATCAGAAGTGGAAAGAAGAGACAAAGGTTCCAGATGGTAAGGGTGGTTGGTTATATATGGTAGAGCAAGACCCGGCTGTATTTGCTTCATATCTTAATAATCCAGACTATTCATACTTTCGTGTATCTCCAACAAAAGTATAGGTGAAGAATATGATTCAAGAATACAGACCATTAACTACGCACACTTTAACTGCAGGAACTGCAACTGGTGCAACTCGGACATCTGCATTTGATGCACAAGTTCAAGCTGTTCTAGTGACTGCTACTGAGGATGTTTTTATTCAGTTTGGTGTAACTCCAACTGCTCTAGTAGCTTCGTCAGTATTTATTACAGCAGATTACCCACAGGTATTTAGGGTAAACGGTTCAGATAAAGCAGCGGTAATTACAGGTACTGGCGCATCCTCCGTTTATGTAACTGAACTAAGTAGATAATGGCTCTTTCAACCTTCTCTGAATTAAAAACAGAGATTGCAGATTACTGTGATCGTAGCGATTTAACTTCGCAGATTCCTACGTTTATTAAACTTACCGAAGCGCGGATAAACCGCTCTTTGCGGGTTAGGCTTATGGAATCTGTTAAGGTTATTTCTTTGGTTAGTTCATCGAAGAGGTACCCGCTACCTTCTGATTACTTGCAGTTAAAAACAATACAGTATGACGCCAGCTCTATAGCCGACACAACATTGAATGGTGATATTACTGATTCTGTCACAGATATTATACTAACATCTGCTACTGGATTTACAGCTACTGGTACAATTCTAATTGGCACTGAACAGATTACCTATACAGGGATCTCTACAGAGACGCTGACTGGTTGCACTAGAGCTGCGAATAGCACTAC